AAGGTTACTGCTGGAATCGCGGCAATCGGGGCGGCTGCCCTTGCTGCTGGAAAACAGCTGTTTGATTTAACCGTAGAATCCGGGAAATGGGCCGACGAACTGGTCACGACAAGCATCCAAACCGGGGTTAGCACTACCGCGTTACAGGAATGGGGATATGCTGCGCAGTTTATTGACACCGAAGTTGAAACAATGACAGGCAGTATGGCCAAGATGATCCGGCAGCTTACAGCGGCTAAAGAGGGAACAGGCGCATCAGCTGAAGCGTTCGCGGCGCTGAAAGTTTCCATTACGGGATCAAATGGCGAACTTCTCAATTCGCAGGATATATTTTTTGCGGCTATTGATGCCCTGGGACAAGTGGCAAACGAAACCGAGCGCGATGCGTTGGCTATGCAGCTGTTTGGAAAATCTGCTCAAGAGCTTAACCCGCTTATTATTGCCGGGTCAGACGAATTGAAACGGCTTGGTCAGGAAGCCCAGTCAATGGGCATCATTATCGGTGAAGATGGCGTTTCTAAACTCGGCGCATTTGATGACCGAATGAACGTATTTAACTCAACCATCACGGGCATGAAAAACAATGTTGCGGTGGCTTTGACACCGGCAATGGAGAAGATCATCGGTGTGGTTCAGAGCGTTGCGGATAAGTTCGGTGAATGGCTGAATAGTCCAGCAGCGCAAACGCTTATCGGATCTCTAACTGACAAAATTGTCAAGCTGGCCAGTAACATAGGCGATAATCTTGACGGGGTACTTAATGGCATTATTGGAGCGTTTGAAACGGCTGGCAAGGTGATCGGATTTGTTATTGATAACATCGGGACGATAACAACGGTCATTATCACCTTAACAGGCGTGCTTGCTACACTCAAAATTGCTCAGCTGGCCGTCAATATTGCCATGTCTTCAAACCCGATTGGCGGCGTCATTACCGTTATCGGCTTGCTTATTACAGCCATTGTAGCGCTCATCCAGAACTGGGATGCAGTGAAAGCTGCTGTGGTAAAAGCCTGGGACAGCATTAAAACGTCCGTCATGAATGGCGTTGAGAGCATTAAAGGATTCTTCGGTGATCTCTGGGAATGGCTTAAGAACTTTCCGAGCAAGATGCTCGACATTGGCGTGAATATCATCAAGGGTATCTGGAAAGGTATCGAATCTTCAGCTACCTGGTTCTGGGAGAATCTTAAGCAATGGTTCAGTGATGCGCTGGGATGGATCGGTGATCTTCTGGGTATTCATTCACCTTCCCGCGTTATGGCTGATAAGATCGGCAAACCAATGGTGCAGGGCATTGCAGTAGGTATAGAGAAGAATGCCGGGTTAGTCAACAAGGCAATGGAAAGCATTGTTCCTGATACGTCCGGCATGTTTGATGTCAAAAGCAACTTTGACAGCTTGAGCGGGCCTGTGAGGTTCTCCGGAAAATCGTCTCTTACCGTATCTCTGGATGAATCTGCGCTTGATAGATTGGCCGACAAAATCATGAATGGGCTTGAAAATGTTGAGTTTGTTGCCGTCATGAATGACAGAGAGATGGGCCGATATGTAAGAAAGGTGGCGTTGGCGTGAAGATTGAATATGTAAACTCTTCCGGCGCGTCAATCGTTCTCAACAGCGGGCATTATCTTGTATCCGGTCATGATCTGCGTGATTTTGCATGGGAGCGGAAAGTAACTAATCGCCCTTCAGGCTTTGGCGGGCGTGTTAGTTTTACCCGCCCTGTGCAAGAGAAAACTATAAGCATCGGCATCAGGGGCCGCGAACTGTTTGCGCAGAACGCGGCCGCCCTGATGGCGCTGACTGAGACTGACATTCTGAACAACACACCGGGCAGGCTGTACCTTGGTGATCAGTATTTGATCTGTTATCTGGCTGTTGCAAGCAAAATAAACCGGTATGCTGAGAAATCACACTGGGTAAGCAAGGACCTGACTGTTCTTGTGGTTGAACCCTTCTGGAGAACTGAGAAAACATATCGCTTCCTGAGCGGCGCGGTTGAAGATGTAGAGAATGCCAAGCGGTATGATTTGAGATACGATTATCGATACATCGCAAGCGCAAGCAGCGGATCCATCATTAACGATCATTACGCGCCGAGCCAAATGATCATTACAGTGTATGGAGCTGCCGAGAATCCGAGCATCACTGTTGGAGGGAATATATACAGCGTCCAGGCATCTGTATCGACCACACAGAGGATTGTCATTGACCAGCTGCAGCGCAAGATTGAATCTGTGTCAGCGGCAGGAGATAAGACCAACCTGTTTGATTACCGTGATAAGGAAAATGATATCTTTACGCCTGTTCCAAGCGGCGTACAAACAGTGATCTATGATGGCACATTCGACTTTGATATTACCCTGATCCAGCAGAGGAGTGAGCCGAAATGGACCTAATACACGCCGACAATGATCTGGCTGAGATCGGGTACATCAGTGAGATTGATCAGTTTGACGCTGAGATCTCAAATGAGACTGATGCGGATATCGAGCGAAACTCATTTTCATTGACTATACCAGATCTGGACTGGGAACGGTCGCCTATCCTGAAGGGGCATTTCATCTATGCGCCGGGCACAGAATTTGGCGGCAAGGTTGAAAGGATTCGCCACAGCACGGCGCTGCAGCAAATCACGCTAAGCGGCTTAACGTGGCGCGGGGCGCTGTACCGTAAGATCATTGAGCCTCCTACGGGAGAAGCATATATGACCGTATCAGGCGAAGCCAATGCGAAGATAGCGGAGCTAATAGGTTCAACGCTGGGGGCGCATGTGACAGTATCCGAGGCTGATAGCGGGATCTCAGTAAATCGCCAGTTTCGATATACCAACCTGCTGATCGGGATATATCTCATGCTGGCCGAGCATGGCGCAGCGCTCAACGTAACATACGATCAGGCGCTAAAGACCGTTATTATCTCCGCTGCGGCTGTCACTGATTATTCTGCGAGTATTGACCTGTCACAGGATTACGGCGTCAATATGGTAGCTACTATGGGAGGGTATGACCGCTTTAACCATATCATAGCACTTGGTGCGGGTGAGCTGCTTGACCGTGATATCCTGCATGTCTATCGCAATGACAACGGCAGCCTGACCACTACCCCTCCGGCATGGGCCGGAACTGAAAAGGACCATGTAACGATATACGATTACAGCAATCCGGAAACGCTGGAGGTGCTGCAAAAGGGCGCTGAGAAGCGGCTGCTTGAAATCATCCCGCTTCAGCAGGTTGAAATCGATCCGCAGGTTGAAGGGCTTGATCTGAAGCTTGGCGATATTGTAGGGGCGCGGGACAGGCTGACCGGCATGGCCGGAACGGCTACGGTTGTAGGCAAAATACTGACCATGAACAGCGGTGGCATCAAGTTGGAAACGAGGGTAAAGTAATGGCACAGAAAGCAATCACTATCTATACGAAGCCGGCAGACCCGGCCCACATTACCGCCGGCGACGATGCGGCGATATACCGAGCTATACTCGGCAGTTCATCCGGCATCACTGAGGCTGATGATCAACTGGCCTGCGCACGGGTGAACGATACCAGTGTGAGCATCGGAAAAGGTGTATTTTCCAATCAAGGCTTCCTGCTCCGTGTGGACGCGCCGATCACGCTGGCGGTTGATGTAGGGCAGGCTGGTTTTAACCGCAACGATTTAGTTGTGGCTGAGTATGTAGTAGGCGGCGGCGCTACGTCCGACGTGCATGTGCTCAAGGTTGTCAAAGGCACGCAGACAGCGGGCGCGGCGGCTGACCCGACACTGGAGCAGGACGATTTGACCGCAGCAACGGCGGGCGACAAAAGACAGGAGCCGCTTTACAGGCTGAAACTGAGCGGAACGTCGCTGAGTGCAACGATTGAGCGGATTGCTGGGTATGTGGGGTCGTATTACGCATAAAGGAGGGAGCTTATGGCGACACGTTTATTCACAGGCGATGCAGGGGCGGCACAGGGGCTAAACTATACCAGGACCGTGTCGCTTTCGGGCGGCTCCGCGCTGAGCGACATACGGACGGATTCTGTCATTGCATCCGCTTTTATGTCTACAAACGCCTACACTAACACTTATCAGGTTAGAGCGCGGCTGCTCAATAGCTCTGGCGCTACGCTTGCTGAGGTGACAAGGTACGACATCAAATTCAATTCCAGCAACTACACCGGAGCTACATGGGAGTTTAATTTCGGCACCGGATTTGATCAGAATGCCATTGCGTCAATCTCTTTCTTTGGCCTGAACGAGGCAAGCAAGATTTTTGTCAAGAGCATACAAAGCGTCGCAGTCAACTATACGCCTATCACACTCTGCACGGCCCCGACCTCCGTGAGCGTCGCGCCGTCGCTGTGCGAAAGTGAACCGACGCTGAGCGCATCTGGTGCGGCTGGGGGCAGCGCGAACGCAATCACCGGCTATGAAATTCAGTATGCTGAATCAGCGAACGGAACATCCTACGGCGACTGGACTGCGCTCAAAACCGTATCGACAACCGGCGCGTCATTGTCCACAACGGTCACGCTTCCAAGCGTTCGGGCATACAGCCGTAAATATCGGCTTCGTACGCTCGGCGCTGCTGGATCAAGCTATTACAGCGATTGGAAAGAAACAAATGCGATCAAACGCAATTCGCTGCCAACCGCCCCAACCTCTTTCACGGCGGCCCCGGAAGTTTACGTTTCTGGCGCGATTGCCCTGACATATTCCGGCGCTACTGATCCTGACGGGAACCTGAGCACTCATAATATCCAGTTTGCCACAAAAAGTGGTGTAGAAGCATGGAGCGGATGGAGCAGCCTTTCTAATGGGCTTACCAGCCACACGCCCATTCTCACGCCTGGCCAAAGTATTAAATACCGCGTTCGAGCTGTTGATGCGCTGGAGGCAGTATCTGATTGGCTTGAATCAAATGCCTGCGTGAAGAACACGGCGCCTGCAGCTCCAACCGTCAATTATCCGCAGGCTGGGAAGACAATTCACAAC